GACCCGAACATGTACGCCTGGAACCCCGCGACCGAGGAGGGCGACCCGGCGCCGGTCGGTAACAGGCTGGCCCCTTCCCCGCTCGACCCGCCGGAGATCACCAGCGCTGCGGCCGATTTCTCGACCGTATCGGATGATGGGACAGGCGTGCGTGTCACGATCGAGGCGGCCGGCCCCGACCGCGACGACCTGACCTGGTATGCCCGCTGGCGTGTCGTCGGCGGCGCAAGCTGGAACGAGCAACAATATTCCGACACCGATCCGGGATCCGCAGTCACTCTGCAGACCAGCTTCGTGCCCGCGTCCGAGACGGTCGAGGTCGAGGTCGCTTATCAGGTCGGTGATGGCCGGGTATCGCCGTTCTCGTCGCCGGCAACAGAGGTCGGGACAGCGACCGACACGACGCCACCCGATGCAGCCGCCGCAATCACTCTCGTCAGTTGGGCTGACACGCTCAGCCTGTCGACGGCCCGCATAGCTCGAGCTTCGTCCTATCGCTGGCGGTTCTTCGATCCGGGCGACCTTTCGACACCGATCCGCACGATCGTCACCAGCGCGCCAGCCGTTGCCTATACCGCCGCCCAGGCAAAGACCGATGGCGCGCGCAGGGATTACGTCGCGACGGTGGCGGGCGTGAATTCCGCCGGTGCGGGGACGCAGGCGACGACCTCGACCCTGACATTGGCCGCACCGTCGACCGTCACGGGGTTTTCGGCTGCGGATGGAGCGAGCGAGTCCGAGGTCGACTTCGACCTATCCACCGACGCGGGGGTCGCTGGCTATATGGTCGCGATCTCGACGGTATCGGGGTTCGATCCCCTCACGCAGGGCACGCTGTTCCACTTCCTTGGCTCGCCGGCCTTCCTGCAGAACCTCGCGGCCGGGTCGTTCTATGCCAAGATGGCGGCCTACGACGCCTGGACCGATCGCCCGGACCTACTCAACTTCACGACCGAAGACAGCTTTGTCATCTCTACCGGTGGCGGTGGTGTCGGCGGCGGCGGCGGCGGTGGTGGTGGTGGCTATTGCGTGACCGTCGATACCGGCATCCTCATGGCGGACGGCACCGAAAAGCGCGCAGAACTTCTAGTCGTCGGCGACATGCTGCACACCCAGCCTGAGTTGGACGACGGTACGCTCGGCGATTGGGGCGACTATGCCGTGTCGGCGATCTCGTTTGTCGAGGATGATGTCTACGAGCTCGATATCGGCACGGGGCGCCTGCGGGCAACGGCAGCGCACCGGATGTGGATCGGCGGCGGCTGGGTGCGCATGGATGCCCTCGGTTCGCCGGCCGGCACGGCGATGGTCGCTAAGATCACCGTCGACACCGCGCACACCTATGTGAGCGACGGCGTGATCAGTCATAATCTCAAGCTTGAGTGAGCCTGATCAGCCGTAATTGATCGGCGGTCCCGAGCCTACCCGTGCCCTATTTCACCGGGATGCGGCATGGGCACCTTTACCGATAAATTTGGCGAGGCATGGCGCGACTTTAATACGGATGGCGTACCTGCATCCGGCGCATATGAGCCGGAGAAGTCGGTAATCCGGGGGGTCGGGCCAGCCCTGGACACGGCCCTCGCCGGTGCCATAACTGGCATTGGTCAATACGCCACCGCCGCCAGCCTTCCGACTTCGCCAACCCCCAATGACGGCTCCCAAGCTCGTGTCTACGCCGATCCAACGCCAGCCAATAATACCTATTGGATATATGAGTCAGGCGCTTGGGCCATCGATACCGATTTCGCAGCCAATCTTCGGGGGCCGACCGGTGCAACAGGTCCAGCGGGGGCAACTGGTGCGACCGGCGCAACGGGGGCCACAGGAGCGACCGGCGCTACCGGCCCCGCTGGCTCTTCTGGTAAGCATCTTACCGGCTACGGCTTGCCGGCCAATAACTTTGGATCTGATGGTGACGATTATACCGATCTTTCGACCGGTATCATCTATGGCCAGAAGACGAATGGCGCTTGGCCGCTAGGCGGCGTCGCTGACGTCAATGCAGGCTGGAACCATTACGATCTCAGCGCCAGCGCGACTTATCCCACCGCGCTCTTGCCCGTCACTCGCGCCAACCCGTCAACATCGATCCTCACGAACCTCTGCTATCATGATGCGCCAGGATCGACATACCAGACGTTCGCCCAGAATGTCCCAATCACTCGGCCTGCCGGCGTCTCGGGCGAGGGTACGGCCGACTTCCCAACCTCGCGCAATGTGTTTTTGAATAGCACGGCGCCGGTCACCCAATCGACCTTGGCCGTGGTGATAGGCATCGTCATCATCTGGAGTCATCACGATGCTGGCGTGACTGTAACTTCCGCGGCCAATGGCGCGGTCGGATCCGGCTTCGGGCCGGTGACTTCAGGCGTGCCCCAGATCCTGACCATCACGACAGCAGGCAACATCAGCGTTACCCGCTCCGGCACCGGCACTTGGTATGTCTGCCAAGTCGAGTACAACCCCAATATCCCTGCAAACTCGATCGCCACCCCGCTCATTATCACCGGTGCGTCAGCGATCACCCGTGACGCCGACAGCAATTCCGGGGCTGGATCGCTGCTTTCGACGTTCCAGGGATCGACGGGCACCTTCGTAGCGGAGATTTCCCGGGTCGAGCTCCAGAGTGGCTACGGGCGCACGCCTGGCCTCCTATCGGTCAACAACGCGACCTATTCGCTCATGTCCAATAGCACGACGTTGGGCCATCGAGGTGCGGTAGTCACGACTGGCCTTGGCAATCAGACATGGGCAACCGACCAGAAATGGGGATTTACCTGGGGGGGCGGCTCTCAGACGTTTGGCGGCGGCGACGCGATCCCAACCACGGACGCCACGGCATTCTCATACGCCACCCTGACATCTGTCCGTATCGGCGCCAAGGACGCGTCAACCAGCGGGCAGCAGGCGCTCGGTGGCTGGATCAGGCGTATAAAGTGGCGCAACGACCAGATTTCAAGCCGCGCATTGTTCGACCAATATACGGCGACAACAATTCCAACCTACGCCAGTTCAGCGGCGAAGCTCTATCGACAAGCTCTTCCGGGCAACCCTCTCCCGAACGCGAAAACTGGCGTTGCTGCCGTGAAGGCCAATACCCGAGATAGCATTTTCCTGTTCGCGGGCACGAGCCACACGGCTGGCGTCGAGCCAAGCACTGACCCTCATCGCAACAGCATGCCGGCGAAGGTCGCAGCGCGGCTGACATCGCAATATAGCATCCCGGCCCGTCTGGCCGGTTGGCTATGCAACAACAACTCCGCGCCAAGTTCCGGCGCGAGCGTCTATTATCCAGAGCGGATAACCTATTCCTCTGGCTGGTCCGCTTATGGTGTGACTCTTGGTGGAGCACCGCCAAAGACTTCGACTAACGGCGCGACGGTGACCGACGCCGCACCCGGCACGACCGACACCTATCACTTCCTCTACTGGACGTTCCCCGGCTACGGGAACTGGACGTTCTCTGACGGGAACGGTCACAGCAAGACCGCCGCCGGTGAGACGGCCTATACCGCCTCGATTTCCGGCACGACGATGACGGTTACGGCACTCGGGACCGGATATCCACAGGTGGGTGACGTATTAGTCGGCGGGACCGCCGGCACCACGATAGCCGCTCAGCTTACCGGCTCGCCGAATTCGACCGGGACCTATCAGGTGAGCACATCGCAAACCGTTGCCAGCACAACGATCAAGTCAATAGGACCTCGCGCGGCGACTCTCGCCCCGGCAGACGGTATCGTTCGTGGATCGAACACGTTCACCTTTACCAGCAACGATACGCTTCCCAAGACGCTGATCGGCGGCCTTGAGCGTGACAGCCTGTCCCGCGCCGTGCTGTGCATCAACGGCGGCACGACATTGCGAACGGCGGTCACACTCGCGCTCGACGCGATGAACTCGGGCGCGGCCGAGAATAGTGTGCTGGCGGTCGTCCGCTTGCTCGGAACCCTTGTCGGAATCGACTTCTTTCATCTTGAAGCTGTTACCAACGACGCTGCCGGCGGCACGAATGAGACGATCTACACATCGTCAATCCAGGCCATCGTCGCCCAGGGTATCGTCTATGGCGACGTCATGGTTTCGGGCGACCCCCCGACCGCGCCCGGAACGATCCCGCAGGCGACCCAGGATCGTTCCAACTGGCTTCAATATAAGGCGGCCTATGCCTATGGCGTTACAATCAACGCCATGCCGGATGTTCTTGGCCCACGCCTAAAGTGGGCGAACATGGGCTTCTACAAGAGCGATAACACCCACTTCTCTGGCAGTGGAACCTTGACTGGCAACGGCGACATTTTCGGCAATCTCATCGCCGACTTTATCGGCGCTAACGTATAGAGCCACCACATCAGGATAAGGATTAGCCTAATGGACGAACTTTCGGCAGAAATCGCAACCCTCAAGGAGCGTATGGAGTTTCTAGAGCGCGAAATGAGCGAGCACCGTAGTGTGGTTGAGCAGTCGTTTAATCAGCGATTAGATACCATCACCGCAGCGATCGAAACCCTGTCTGAGGACGTAAAGTCCTGGTCTGCACAAGTCGGCACCAACCACCTCCACATGTGCAACGTGACAGGTGATCTAGCTAATCGGGTTCACGTGCTGGAAAATCCTGAATAGCTTCCGGAATTCAAATCCGCGCAATGCGATCAGTTGCTTTCCTCGTCTCCGTCATCAAAGCGAATACGGGCGCATGGATTTCGAACAAGCTGCCCGACGAGAAGTGCGATGACGAATATGGCGATCGAGGCAACACCCGCATGCCAGCTAACGTTTGGCAAGAGATGTTGGCTCGTTTCGCTTATCCAGCCCATCGCTTGCGGGATTCCGTCGCTCATATAAATCTCTCAATCTTGTCCACTTTGGGCCGATATACGCGCGGCGTCGGATAGATCTGCGCTGGCGCTATGGCCCCAGGTATAAACAGCGATACCGAAGGCCACAACAAAGCCAGCAAGGACTAGAATGCGCTTCCGCTCTCGGCGGCGATCGTATCGGGACATGGCGCCTTTCTACTAATCGGTTGAAGATAAAGAAAGGTCTTATCGGGATGGCGATGAACCAACCGTAATTCCCCTCACCCCCCAGCAGCATACCCGGCCCCACCCATTGCGGCGAGCCGATGTCCAACACTGAAATCCCTGCCCGATGAGCGTATCGATGATCCAGCTCCTCGTGACGGCGTTCGTGTCGATCGCAGGCGGTGGCTTGCTCGGCACGGTCCTTTCGCATCACCGTCTTGCCCCGAAATCCTATGCCGAGGCGCGCGAGATCACAGCCGCTGCCATCGACAAGGATTGGGCGCGATTCGAGCGCGAGATCGGACGCTTGGTCAAGCGGTGCGAGGATGCCGAGGATACGGCGCGGCAGGCCATGATCGGGCAGCGCGAGTGCGAAGAGCGCGAGATCGAAAATGCTCGCCAATGGGGGGCCCGCGAAAACGAACTCACGGCGAAGATCACGAAGTTTGAGGCGATTCTATCGGCGACGGGCGAGGCTCGACAGCGCGCGGCGGGGATTCTCGCGATTGAGCGTGCCCAGCAAGAGCCTCCCGCAGGAGCAACGGCATGACCGACCAACTCACGCTACGGATCGCGCTAGAACTCGCCGAGCAGGAGGCGTTGGTCCGTGAAATGTATTTCGACAACGCCAAACCGCCACGCGCCACCTGGTCGATCGGAATCACCGACGCGTCTGGCCACCATGTCGAGCGCTACAAGGACAACCCGCAGTCGATCGAACGGTGCCTCGAAGTCTATGTCTGGCTGCTCCGATCGAAATACCTGCCCGAAGTGTTGGCGGCGTTTGCCGGGTGCACGTTGAGTGAGGCGCAACTCGCCGCGGCTCTGAGCTTTCACTACAACACGGGCGCTATCGCTCGTGCAGAATGGGTTAAGGCGTATCGGCGCGGTGACATGGCCGGCGCGCGCCACCTACTCGAGACGAATTTCCTCAATGGCGGCGTGCTCACCGAGCGACGGCACGCCGAAGCGGCCCTGTTCTTCGATAGCGTCTGGTCGCAGACAGGAAAAATCACAGTGTGGCCGGTGAAGAAGCCCGGGTACACGCCGGATTGGCCGCATCCGCAGTTGGTCGATATCTCGGCGGATATGGCGAAGGCGTTGGCGGCATGAGACGCCTAAACTGGACCTCCGTAGCCATCATCATCGGCCTTCCCGGCCTGCTCGGGTTCGTCGCTTGGCTGATCTATATCCTGTCGTCGCCTGAGCGCTGGTGCGGCGTCCAGGTAACCGGCACCAAGATGGCAAGCCGTCCCATCGCCGACTGCTCCGCGATCGTGCTGCAATTGATCCATTGGCTCGGCTGGTATGGCGTTACGCT